ATGTTACTACAATTGATCCTATAACACCAAAAATTTGTTTAACTCTGTCAAAAAGAGCTGATAATCCCAAAAGGTCTAATATCCCAAACTTACCTAAATTGAAAAGACCACCAGTTTTATCATTGGTCACACCACCAGCAGTCATACTCGGAGCGGAGATTCCTGCACCTTCACGCATAGATTCCAAACGGTCTAATCTGTCCTGCTTATTCAACTCAAGCAGACTTGTCACCCTGTCAGTTAGGGTTTCAATCTCAGTTTTAATGAATTGAGTTTCTAATAACTGTTCTTCATTGACTTCTGTAAGTCTGTCAATAACATCCGTTAAAGCCATTTACTGTCTCTGTTTCTGTTTCTCTGCTTCTTCTTTTAACCATTGTATAAGCATAGTAATATAGACTTCACGTTCCCAAGGCATCATATTTTCAAGTTCTGTCAAAGAATATTTATGGTGCTGCATCAACTGAAAATTTAGTGTATAGTAATTTACTAAATTTTCATGTGAGAGGCATACTAAAAAAAATCGTTAGTCCCCTTCAGAGTGATCTCGTTTTCATGTTCACAACTTTCACATGTAAACTTCACATCATGTTTCATCTGAGGTAAATCTTCGACAAACTTTCTAACTTCTTCAAACTGCTTATTACTAAACGATTCAAGGAATGCCATTACTTCTTCTTTAGGTTCATCAGCAAAACTAATCTTTTCTTCTTCTGTCTCTAAACTCTCCAGGCAAATTGCAATCAAATCAAAAATCTGCTGTGTCTGAGATGTATTATTCTTTTCATTATCTAACATAGTATTTGTGACTTCAGATAACACAGGATACTTGAGTGTCAGAGTCATATCATCAGTAAGTTTAATCGGTTTAATTGTTTTAGGAACTGCAACCTTAATCTTACTCAAGTCAACGCTAACTTGATTCGGTGTACTACACTCTGAACACTTAATATTGATGTTAGAAGATTCGCCTACAGACTTAGAACGAATCTGCGTAAACAGATATTCAATATCGAATACAGGAAGATTATAGACATTAATATCTTCATCAATACATGCTGCAATGGTATCAGAGATTGCGTCTAATGCAACCTTTTTATCTTCAGACTCCAATGCCATCATTAGAATCTTTTCTTCCTTGACAAGATAAGGTCTGAATTTTACTTGCTTGCCATTAGAAGGAATTTTTGTGGTATATTTAATCGACTCATTAAGTTTAGGTAAAGCCATTTTATAACTCCATTAAGTAGTGCGTTCCCAATCAGTAAATGCTAACTGTACATTGAGTTGTGTGATTTGATTCTGGAGACCATCTCCAAGTTCGATAGGATTAATTGTAACAGGAAATGCTCTGATAAGTTTCACGCCATAGACGACAGATTCTTCTTTTTTATCTAACTGTTCAATTTCAATATTTTCTGAATATTCATTTTTATATGAAAGTTCATAGGTATCGAAACCGATAATCTTTTCATGCCAGTCTTCAAAATAGTTCTTGACAGAATACTCATTATCTAGTAAGAAAGTTAAACTCACATCGTCAAAGATAAATCCATATGGCATTTTTTGTGTAATCATGCCAATACGTCTTTCAGTAGTAGTGATCTGTCTGCCCGGCAAGTTTGTTGCTTGGCAGAGAATATCACCTTCTCTATTCAGACCCGGAATCTTAATTCGATACCTATCTGGTTGTGCAGGTGGTTTGCTTGCAAACGCACCTTTTAAATCTTCAATAGTCGCCATTAGGCTGTCATCTTTCTTCTAGAATCTCTATATACTTCACTGCTGCTTGCCTTCTCAAAGTCTGCAGTCGGCAAGAACGTAGCAATCTCCCATTCAGGTGCTGGTACTAATGCAAGTCTTGATCTTACATGAGCATTCAAATATCTTTTTAGACATGGTTTAAATGCTCTCAATCTAGACGCACGTTTTAGCATATCATACGAAAGTCTGAAACGAGTAGATTCATCATATCTTTCATTATTTATAGTGCCAAGCAGTGCATCTAAGAATTTTGCTCTGGTTGCAAGAGGCAAATAGTGCAAGTTTAGACCCATAAACCCACGAGGTGCTGGACCTACCATAATAATCAGTGGGAATCTATCGTAGTAGGGCAGAGTCTCTTTGTGCTTTGGATCATAGAAATACATATACATTCTACCAACAGCAGGACGACTACGTAATTCAATAGGATCTTCTTTCATCAGTTTACTTCTGCTGACATTTAGATTCTTTGCCTTGTTCATAAACCATGCACGGGACTCTTTACTCCGAGGAGTAATCCCTTTACGAAAAGCTTCAAACTCTAGTTTTTGAAACAGACTTGCCATTTAGAATTTCATTCCCATTTGTTTTAGTGTATGTTCAGTCCATATCTGAAATTCATAACCATTATCTAAGCAGTATTCTTTTGCTGCTTTCCACTTACATTGATTCTTAACATATTCCAGAGATTCAGATATAAACCTTTTTGTCCTGCGTTTACCTTTTGGCGGTTTAGTTTGCTTGTCTGGTTTAATCTCTACCAGAATCGTTCTCCCGTCCTTCATATTTAGTTTTAAATCAACAAAATACCGATGGTATTTGTTATCAATCGCACTAATGTATGGTATCACAGTTTCTTCTGAAGACCATGATTTGATATCAGATTGATTCTCCACCCATTTGAACGCAAACTTTTCCCAGTACGATCTATAAATAACCTGAGTATGGTCTCCATCGTATTTCTTAGGTTTCTTGACTTTGTATTTACCTTTGTAAGTTTTCATAGCACCATATAAATAAATATAAATTACTAAAATATTTATAGGATAACTAATGCCTGGATACCGATATCCTATTGAACAGGATGAGAAATATAAAGCCCGAGTACAATTTGCAGCTAAAGGTTCGAGCGGAGGACTTTTAGGTGTCGCTAATCTGTATTTCCCAGAAGCAGTAAGTTTTTCGGATGGATTGGTATATGATAACGCTACCTTGGGTTATGCGGGTGAGATGGTTAGAAGAGGTGTAGCGGACACGATGCAGGGACTTCAAACTGGCGGACTGAATGCTGCTGAGCGAAGTCTTTCGGATGTGGTAAGTAAGGCAACCAGCACGGTGAAAGAAAACTTCACATCGGCGAGAGATACACTTGGCAGCACCGCAGATGTAAAAAACGTTCTACAAAATGGTTTAATTCCAGCTACAAGTATTCTAGTGCAAGGATTTACAGAAACTGTATCTCCAGGATTATCAGGCGCTGTTGCATCCGGAACAGAAGTTACAGCAAACCCACACAAACGTTCTGTTTTTAGAGATGTTGCTCTAAGAACATTTACATTTTCATTTTTAATGAGTCCACAAAGCGAAGCTGAGGGTCAGGCGATTGAGGATATTGTATACTTTTTTAGAGAAAATGCTTATCCGGATAAGATTGCAGGAGAATTGGGATATAAGTTCCCAACACAGTTTTATATTGAATTTTTCTATGGCGGCGGAAAAATGTCTCAAGCACCCAGAATCTTACCAAGTTATTTAACAAGTGTTAATACTACATTAAACCCACGGTCTTCTTCTTTCTTCAAAGACGGTAAAGCGAATGAGGTTCAACTTACAATGTCTTTCCAAGAAGAAAGAGCACTAAACAAATCAGATATTAAGATTGGTTTCTAATGTCATACTTTAAAAATTACCCCAATATCAATTACAAATTCGGTAATGAAGCAACATCTACTTCAGTTCAAGACCTTGGAGCGTATGTTGATTTATTCGATAGAGTGAAAGACGATATTTCTTATTATGAGGAATACAATCTAAGAGACGGTGATCGTCCTGATCAGGTTTCTAATTATCTCTATGGTTCTCCTGATTACCACTGGACATTTTACCTGCTGAATGATGATCTGAAGAGAAGAGGTTGGCCTTTAACTCGTACAAGAATCAGTGATAAAGCAAAAGAAGAATATCCAAACATTGCTTTTACGACTAGAGCAAATATTTCAGAGCAATTTCTAATAGGTAGTAATATTACAGGACAAACTTCTGGTGTTACTGGAAAGATTCTAAGAAGACGTCCAGATATGGGTCAGATTATTGTTGAAAAAACTACAACAAATCAAACCTTTACAGGCACACCAGACACAAACAGTGATTTGGATATTGAACTAACAAGCAATAATACTTTCGTAAATAGTAGTGATTGGGTCGTCACAAATACAACTACAAATACTGTTGTGACAGATCATACAATTGTTATTTCTACAGATAAGACAGAAGCAACTATTGGCAATCTTACATTCGGATTTAATTATTCAATCGTAACTAAAATCTTGACGAATGCAAATTTTGTTAAAGGTGAAGCAATTATTACTACAGAAAATGAAGTCGAAAAGAATATTATTGTTGATTCAGTTGTAGATGAATATAATGCAAAACATCACTATGAAGATGCGTCTGGTAACTATGTTGACATTGCACCGAATGCTCCATTTATTCAGAGAGTTTCTTATGAAATTACATGGGATGGTTCAGGCATAGAGGCGACAGACTTTACTATTGATGACATTAAAATCTCTAATCTTACCTCGATCTTTACTGACTTTAGTTTGGATGAGGTCACAACTCAAACAATCTTAGGGAATGTTCTTCCGGGTGGATCTGCTCTTGTGATTGCTGGATTGCTGCAGGCAGCATTTAACAATGATGATGATTATACAGTAGATGATTGGCAGAGTGGATTTTTGGTCGGCACTCTAGGACTCTCTACAGAGTTTCAGAATGTTGTGTCGCTTCAATTAGGCGCTATTGTAAATGGTATTGCAGGAGCAGGTGGCACTTCTCCGACGAGTATCGTCTATCACACATTTACACTGGTGGACAATCAATTAAACATTTTTGATTCTACTACCACTGCGCCACAATATATTGCATTTGAATTTAGGTCTGATGTAGATGTAGACTTTCTTGGCGGCGACTATACTCTCATGCCTTTCAACACAGACGGTAATGATATTTTAGCGAATGATGTTACAGATGAAGATGAAAGAAACTTCATGGTCTACAAGAATATTGGTAACACAGGAACGCCAGTAACAGGCACACCATTCTTGACGAGCAAAACGACAGATGGCGTTTCAACACTCAACTCTGCTTTCACCTTTGTTCAGAATGCCTTTGAAACATATATCGCTACGAACTATGATGATTTGATCCCTGCTACGATTGTCCCTGTTACATTCCTGGAAAGATATGAAAAAGAAAACGAAGAAGTTCGGACAATCAAAGTTCTAAGACCAGAGATTATCGTGCAGTTTGATACTGCATTTAAGAGAATTCTTTCTGAATCTACAGCAGAGCAGATAGATGATGTTATTGGTACTATTTCTGGGGATACCTCGTTTACTTCTGTGATAACTACGGCAACCCTTCAAAATCAAGCAACTGGAGCATCTTCTTCTAGCAGCAGTAGTAGTGGCGGAGGAAGTAGTTATTAATGAGCACTACTGGTAAACATCATCCTTTATATGTTGCACAGACAAAAATTATTGTTTTTTCTGATAGATATCCGCCAAGAGAAATCACTAAGATTGTCGCTGAAGTCAACATGTATGAAAATATTGGACTTCCTTATGTAACAGCTCGATTAATTGTTATTGACTCTGCTAACGCATCTAATGCTGTACAACTTCAGGGGCAAGAGAAAATCCAGATTATTGCCCTAGATTCGGAAGCGCAACCCATTTTAAATAAAGAATTTATTTGTATGGGCGTCGAGTTTGGTCAGAAAGTCGGAGATGATAAATCTGCGTATGTTGTAAAACTTGTTGAAGAGCATGTGATGTTGAGCAACCTTACCAGATTCAGTAAGGTATACCAAGGTAAACCTGAATCTATCTGTAATGCAGTTTGTTCTGAGCAACTGGGGGTATCAGTTTCCTCTGATGGTTCAGCGCAATCTGATATGAGAGTTGTATTCCCATTCACAGTTTCCCCTTTAGAGGCAGCAAACTGGATGGCAGCACGTTGCACAAATGCATCTGGTATTCCATTTTATTTCTACTCTACAATGGACGATGATAGTTTACAACTCAAAGATATTTCTGTTCTGTTAGGACAAGGTCCATTTAATGATAAAGATTTTGTCTATGGTACGAATTCTAGTGAACTAGCAGGTGGACCGGAAGATCAAGATATTCTGGCAAGAAAGATTACAAACTATACGATTAATAATAATGAAGACACTTTGCTAGCAATGGCAAGAAATGTGTATGGTGGATATTATAATTTTGTTGATACCTATGAATATGGCGGACAAGAGATTATTCACGATTTAACAAAACCATTAGGTTCATTACCTGCAGTGAATGGATCAGCATTCCCATATAATTATGATCCTGCATTTAGTACAGGGAGACCTTATCATAAAGGGCAGAATACTTATTCGACACAGATTGTGACTAGAAAATTGTTTGATGACACCAATTCCTTTTTGGAAGAACAAGAATTGAGAAATCATTTATATAAAGCAGAGTCTAGAGCAATCTACTCATTTATGGATCAGCAACCGATTAACATTACTGTTCCCGGCATTTCTTTAGGGTTTGACAAGCTCGGTAAACAGATGAAAATCTATATACAAAAAGATATTCCAGCAGAGGAAGAATCTACTAGAGAAAGTGTTAAAGACAAAAAAAGGTCAGGCATATACCTTATACAAAAAGTCATGTATACGATCTTCCAGAACAGACTTACTGCGACTGTGACTGCAACTAAAACAAGCACCGATCCAAGTCTGGGTGGTGAACAATTGAATAAGAATTAAAGATATGGAACTATACAAGGTATTACAGAAAGAGTTTTATGGAGACGATACCCGTTGGTTCTTGGGTATTGTTGAAGATAATAAAAACGACCCTGAAAAACTCGGTAGAGTTAGAGTTCGGGTGTATGGTCTGCACAATCCTTATCTTTCTGATGTTCCTACAGAATTATTGCCATGGGCTTCTGTTCTAGTCCCTGCTACATTCGGCGGTGTCTCTGGCGTAGGCAGAAGTCCTACAGGTATCGAACAGGGATCATGGGTTTTTGGTGTTTTCTTAGACGGTAAGCATTCTCAGAATCCATTAGTTCTTGGGACTATTGGTAAGATCGAACAGAGTCCGGGAGATGATATTCAACCTGAAGCAAAAATTGTACCAACCTCTATTGCCACATCAATTGGTGGTGCTGGTGGTTCTGTAAATGCAGTTAATGTTGGCGGAACGATTATTGCAAACTCTTCTCAAGGGCAGATTATTTTTGAGGCGCTAAAGGGCGAAGGGTTTACAGTAGTGTCTGCAGCAGCTGCCGCAGCAGCAAGTTACACACCATAAGGAGTTATCATGGCAAAGTATAAACCAGAATTACAACTTAATCCAAGGACAGGAGATACTGTCTATGCTTTAGGTGCTGGTCCTAAACCTGATCCTACAAAATTAGCAGGTGCACAGAATGAAGATGATGCAACCTTTGGTGTTTTTAAGTTTCGTGGTGTAATGAAGCAGAAATATTTTGATTATTGTTTTTCTGGCAACTTAGATATGAATGATGTTACAAATCAAACAAACTTTTTAATCAAACAACTTAGAGAAGATAATTCTTTACGGGGGAGTGAATTGAAAGAGGCAAAGACAGTAGAACAAGCAGCTTTGATTATTCATCAATATATTTTAAAAGATACTTCGGGTCTACAGAATACTATAGATACTGCGTATGACCTTTTAGATAGGAATAGTGCATAATGTCCACCAATCAGTATAATACAGATGTTGCACCAGATACAACTAAAAGTAAACTTGACGTAAGAGAAAATGTTCTCGAGGGTGTTTCCCTTGCGGGCAATAAGGCAGCCATAGATGATTATTTTTCTAAACTCAGAAATCAGCCTACAGTTTTAGGCGATGCTTTGTATGGAGCAACTTTTGAGTCAAAAAGTGAAATAACTTCTAGACTTTTAGATGGTCAAATTAACGGTCCTCTTAACACTTTCGATGGAGGAACAAATATTCCTCCATTGACAGGTTCTGGCGTAAGTGAAGGGGTATATCAATTTGATGGAGGAACAAATGCTCCTCCAGAATCTGGCAGCGGATCAGATCCGGATCCAGAAAATGATGTTCTACCTAATGAGCCAGGAGGTGCATTAGGATCTTCAATGGAAGATCAAAAACCATCAGCTGGTGGAGGGTTCAAACCTCTAAATTGTACAAAGTTTATTGGTAATGAAAAAGTAGAGCATGCAGGGCAACCCACGCCACCATCTTATCCAGATGAACTTGGTGGGGCGGCAGGAGCTGCTAGTTCATATCAACCTTATGGCGATGAGTTTGATGCGCCGGGTGGAACAGATTATAGCGGGTTGGGGTTGGTTTTGTCATCCGACGGAACCCCTGTACGGACTGCTTCAGGTGGATTTGTTAGAACTAGAGCATTATCCGGTCCAGCGGGTGGTCCTATACCTTCTGATAAACCCCTTTCTCCAACAGGAATGCCACCCGGAGCTGCAAGAGCAGAAGCATTGACTTTCCAAGACCCTGCCACTGTTGCAAAAAGTAGCAGACTTACTCAATGTGATAAAACGACAATAGTTGGTCCTACTGGGCAATATGCAGCTCAATTAAAGGCGATGATGTGCGATGAGGAAATGATTTACTTTTCGGAACAATATATTATATACTCAAATACTGCTGGCGGTGGAACACAGGGGTATGATGCTGCTAAGGCATTAGGTGCAGGATTGAATGGTCTTGCAGAAGGGCAATTTGATGCTGCTACTAATCTAGAGGTTCAAGAATCTATTCTGAATGCGATTGGTATTGATGATCCTTCCTCTATTGAAGGGTTTGAATTTGGAGATTCTTTACAGGCAACATTTGATAATTTAAGAGCATCTGGTGTGAATGTCGATGGTATATTAGCATCAACTAATCCTCTTCAGGTAGCAAATGCATTCTTAGGTGCTAGTGAAAATAATTCACAGCAGGCAGGACTGTTAGCAGAGTTCTTTAGAGAATCTGTCGGATGGAATGTTAGCGGAGCAGATTTGACTCAACCTCAAAATGCATGGTGTGCTGCATTCGCAAACTCAGTTCTCAGTGCTACAGGATTAGAAACAAATACGCCGAATGTTCTTGGTGCTGCAGCATTTGCTAATTGGGGATCAGCTGTCTACACTCCTGGATCTGGCGTCGGCAGTATTTCAAATATTCAGCCGGGTGATGTTGCTGTCTTTAAATGGCCTACTGGTGGTAATCATGTCGGATTTGTGCAATCTGTACAAGGTGATACAATCAACGTACTGGGAGGCAATCAAAGCGATTCTGTGAAAGTTAGTAATTACAAACTAAAAGATTTGACACATGTTAGAAGGGCGAGCAAAGAATAATGGCAGTAGGCGGATATTTAAAAACAGTAAAAAGAATTGTAAAGTTTTCAGATTCTTTCGATCCAAAAATTAAGACATTACAGTCTGACTTTTTAGGTGATGATGTAAATCCTGTCTTTGATGTGGATAAAGTTGAAGTTGGAGATATTATCGAAACAGAAGAAGAGATGGAAGCGTATCTCCGTTCTTCGAGAAGAGAGTATACAGAGACTATTGTATATCATACTTCTAGCGATTATACTCAGAACTTCAAAAGAGATGAGTTGGTCGATTGGTTCTCTACAGAATATGGATTAGATGATATTAATTTTCATTTCCTGATTCTTAGAGATGGGCGCATACAGATTAACAAGTTAATTAATTCTACACCTTCGCATACACCTGTACAAACTCATTTAGAGCATAGCATTAGTATTGCATTTGTAGGCGGAATTAAAAATGGTGTTCAAGACATTAAATCATGTTCTCCTAAGCAATGGCATACTTTTCATAAATTTTTGAAATGTTTTTATACTATCCTTCCGGGAGGACAAGTATTTGGTCATTCTGATATCAATACAAGAGCGACTGATCCGGGATTTGATGTTGTCAAATATGTAGAAAACTCTTTTGGTAAGCGTAATACTCTAACCAATTCTGAAGCCAGAAGACTAGGTTCTTTAGATGTCGGCAGATTAATTGATTATAGCAGAAGAAGAGGGTTCAGATAATGTCTACAGGATTTAAAGATCCAGACGGAGCATTTCCAAGACCTGAATATATTGGTCAGGCGACTACGAACAAGGCAGCACGTGATGAGTGGACACCTAAAATTGTCTTGCCTGATGGGGTTGCTGGCACAGATTTGGTCAAAATGGATTGGCAACCTGAATATCCATACAATAAAGTAGAAGAAACTTCCTCTGGTCACAGAGTCGAGCATGATGATACTTTAGGTAATGAGCGTCTGTCTTATGTTCATAAAGACGGCAGTGGGATTGAAATGTATCCGAATGCTGAAGAACAAACTACGGTATTGGTCAACTCAGTTGGGCGAATGGTTCAGTTAGTCGGTGATGACTTTGTGATGATTGTGAATGGTAACGGTGATGTTACTTACAAAGGGAATCTCAATCTGAATGTAGAGGGCGACTTTAACGTTTCCTGTAACAACTATACTATTACTACAAAAGGTAAGAATGTAGAAGAAACTAAACAGCAAAAGATTGAAAACTTTGTTGGAGATAGAGTTGTTACCACTCAAGGCAATAAATCAGAGATTGTCCTTGGTAACTATACTGTAGAGAGTATGGGTAATACTTACCTTGTTTCTAAAGAAAACACTCGTATTACAGCACAAGATAATATTGACATCTTTGCTGGTGATGATATGAGACTTACAGCAGATGGGAGGATGACCAGTTCTGCTTTAGTAAACAGAGTTGTTGGTATCTGTACTTCTGTTGTAGGTAATACAGGAACCTTTGGTGGTAAAAATATAGTTATGTATTCTAAGTCGCACCATACAGATACAGTAAATGCTACAACCATTAGAAGTTCTTTTGTTGGCGATCTTAAAGGAGATGTGGAAGGTAATTTACAAGGTAATGCAGACACAGCAACTGAAGCAGGAAAAGCTGGCACCGCTGCTGTAATAGGAGCTGGTGGTAGTGGTGGCACACCAGCAGATCCTAATGTTACTGAGGTTGCTGCAACTACAACTTATGAACCAAATTTTGAAAATTTGAGCGAAGGACTGGCAAGAACTGTACAATTAGCAATCCGTCAAATTGATGTTGATGATACTGGCATTAGTAATAGTGTTCATGGTGGTGGTGAAACAGGTGGTTCCTCTGGTCAATCAGGAAATATTCCTTCTGGGTATGAAGATGAATTTGATGATCAATTTAAAGCAGCTCCATATTTCAAGTCTAATCAAGAATTCTATGACGCAGTTTATGATCAAGCATATCAAGAGTATGTCAATAAAGGATATAATACAGAGAAATCTGCTGCATTAGCAGACCTTGCTGCAGCTCAAGCGTCCTTAGAAAGTGGATATGGCACTAAATCTATGGGTGGAACTAACTACTTTGGTATAAAAAGTCCGAACGGTACAGTACACAGCACTAAAGAAGTGATCAATGGTGAAGAAGTTACAATTCAAGCAGGATTTGCTAATCATGGTAGTCTTAGCGGGTCTGTATCGGCTTATGTGGATTTAATTAATCGTTCTCCATATGGTGGTGTATATGATGCAGTTAAAGCGTCTACATCACCTTTAGAAGCGATACAAGCGATCGATGCTTCTCCATATGCAACAGACCCTAAATATGGATCTAAATTGAGATCTATTTACAGTACATATGGGAGGGCGAATAAATGAGGATCAATTTTAATACAGTCACGCCAAAGCAGATTAGGGCATACATGAGAGATCCTAATAATAGAACTGACAATACTTTTGTTGGAATTGCCTTTGCAAAGAATCTTATTGGTGCTGATTTTTTCGTGCCTATTGCTAAAAAACTGAGATCATATTTTGGTAAAAATGCTCATGTAAAATATTCTAACAGTTCTTTGATTAACTCTAAGAACGCTAGAAGGTATAAAGAAAATCTTGGTATTTCAAAAATTTTACCAAGTCCAATCTATGATCCTATGAAAGCAGATCAAATACATGCTGGAACAAAACTTGGTAAAGGCATTCCTTTGTCCATGTTTGTTTCTTCTCCTGGAACTAGAGCAACGATTAATCATCTATCTCTCGCCGCTAAAAGAGATGTTGCTAGGCAGTTTTATTGTCATGTTCCATTAATTGAAGGTTTCAGAAATCATAGTAACTTCAAAAGAAATAGTTTGATTGTTACTGAAGGATTAGTAAAACCGGAGAGCGGCGAAAGTTTGGTCTCTGGACAGATTAGAGATTTGCAAACAAAAGCACGTGCTGTTGTCTATGAAGTTTTAGATAGTAAAGGTAGAAACGATCCCTATGCGACATTTCAATTAGCGAACTATTGGAAAGATAATCATTTGTTTCAGGGTCTTATTTTGCACTTTGATACATTAAATCCTTCTGTATATAATAATACAACAACTCATGCAGACGAAGTTTTACAATCAGATAAAGAATACCATGCAGAAATTATTGTGATCATGCCCACAGTCAAAGTTGATTATCAAGCAAACTTTGCCAGAGAAGTTCGAACCGATATTAACTTTAGAACTATGATTAAAGATGGACTTGGGTATTTTCAATATAAATAAAACATAGAATACTAATAAGAAAATGGTAAAATGGCAGTAACAAAAGCACTTTCAATAGAAGATGGCAATCTACAAACTCCATCCATTGTCACTACGAGGAATCGTAAATATAGTGATCTGGATTTGACGTTTGCTGCAAGAACTACTGGAGATGTCTTTAAGAAGACTGATGCTGCTGCTGTCAAACAATCTGTCAAAACGATTTTACAGACTAACTTTGGCGAAAGACCTTTTCAACCCAACTTTGGTGCTGACCTTCGCTCTAGATTATTTGAAAACTTTACTGATGAAGAAAATGTATTTTTGATTGAAGATGCTATAACAGATGCGCTTGCACTATACGAACCAAGAGCAGAATTAGTTTCTGTGAATTTAACAGATAACTCTGCAAGAAACTATCTTGGTGTGAGAGTTGAATTTAGAATTGTAAACACAGAGGAACTTGTAGTTCTAGATACTGCAATATCAAGGATTAGATAAGAATGGCGACCACAATCAATTCATCAGATTTAAACTTTGATGATATCAAAACATCTTTAAAGACATACTTTGCACAGAAGTCTGAATTTGCAGATTATGACTTTGAAGGTTCTGCTCTGTCAAACGTCCTTGATGTGCTGGCATACAATACTCATCTGAACGGTTTGATTGCAAACTTTGCTTTAAACGAATCATTCCTTCCTACTGCACAACTTAGAACCTCTCTCGTCAACCACTCATTATCTTTTGGATATATTCCAAGATCCAAGACTGCTTCTAATGCTGAACTGACAGTAACTGTCGATTTAGGTTCTGGTGCTGGTAAACCTGCTAGTATTACTCTGCCTGCTGGCACACAATTCACCACAACTGTTGATGGTATACAATATACATTTAGAACCTTACTCGAGTATACTGCATATCCAAATGCTTTACAACCAAACCTTTACACTTTTGTAAATGCTTTGGGCGAACCTTACATTAGAGTATATGAAGGCGAATTGGTCGTAAAGACATTTATTGCAGAGATCACAGGCGATAGACAAGTATATGTTGTTCCTGATGAGAATTTAGACTTATCTACAGTCGGTGTTCAGGTTTATGACAATATCAACTCTGACAACTTTACAACATATTTCAGTGCGAATGCTACCTCTGGCGGTAATGCGATTACAAGTATTACAGCAGACACTGCTCTCTACCTTCCATTAGAAACATATAATGGATACTGGGAGTTTAACTTTGGTGTCTTGGGTATTACAGGTAAAAACCCAGTAAACGGCGAAGTTATTCGTATTTCTTATCTGAGAACAAATGGTCTTGCAGCAAACGGTGCGAATAGATTTACTCCTGTTTCTGTAATTAATGTATCTGGATTTGGTAACAGAGCATTGAATACTGTTGTCAGAAAAGGTACTAAGTCTTCATTTGGTGCAGATAAAGAGAGCACTGAGTCTATTCGAACAAATGCTCCTCTCTCATACCTTGCGCAGAATAGACTGGTAGCAGCAGGAGACTATAGAGGAGTAATCGCTAACGGTGTTCCGGGTATTAAGTCTATTAATGCTTGGGGTGGCGAAGATAATGTCCCTGCAAAGTATGGTAAGACAATTATCTCTATTGTATATGAGAGTGATGTGAGTGCATTACAAAAAACTGCTCTGCAAACATTAATTAGAAACAACCTGACCGATCCTCTTTCTGTTGTTGGCGTAGAGGCAGAGTTTGTTGAACCTACATTTATTTACCTTGATTTGATTACAAACTTTAGATATAATGAATCCCTTACTAACTTGACAAAGAATGCTTTGCAGACTAAGATTGAAGGTGTAGTCTCTACTTACTTTGCATCTAATTCAGGTAAGTTCAACGATACGATTAGAAAATCTAAAATTGAAACTCAAGTCGATGCTTCTGATCCTTCTGTGCTGGGTTCGAATATAGAAATTAAAATGTCTGGTAGATTTACTCCAGTAGTGAATCCAGATACAGGAAATTTTGTTCGAACAGATTATACTGTAAACTTTATTAATGCTATTCAATCTCCTTTGATGGAGACAGCAAGTATTACGAGTGATAGATTTGTTGTGAAAGGTGTTTCTTGTACAGTTAGAAATGCTCCTGCTCATTCTACTACATTACAAGCAGTAGACAGACAGGGCAATGTTATCATTTCGAATATTGGTAACTATGAACCAACTACTGGGAAGGTCAATCTTGTAGGATTCTTGCCAGAGTCTATTGTATCTGGTAATACATATTTGACCATTACTGCTAATGCTGCTGATGATAGTACATTCAAACCTTTAAGAAATACACTAATTTCTATCGGTAAAAACAGAGCGATTGCTACCTCGGATACTAACCTAGCATCTTCTGTTGTAGGTGTGACTAACTAACAATGTCTAATATTAAAACTCTCACTGACTTGAATAGATTAAATGTTGACCTGAAAGAATCTCAGGTTGATACTATTATTCCTGAACATTTTAAGGAGCAGTATCCTAAGTTAGTCGAGTTTCTCAAAGCATACTATGAGTATATTGACGGCGAAGATGGTATTGCTCATGATTTGAAAAATATCTTTAATGCCAGAGATCCAGAATTTACTTCTCAAGAATTCTTAGAATTACTCTTTCAAGAGAAGTCGCCAGACTTTGGAGCGAATAAATTTCCGTCTCCTAGATTTGCATATAAGCAGTTACCGAGTCTTTATAAAATTAAAGGCACAAATGTTTCTATTGATTCATATTTTAGATATTTCTTTCAACAGGATGTTGAAAAAATATTACCTCGAAATCAAACCTTCATCGTTGGCGAAAGTAGAATCGGTGCAGAATCTTTAAAGTTTATTCAAGATTCTTATTTTTATCAGATCTTCTCTATTCTGATCAAAAGTTCTATTCCGGCAACAGAGTGGTTTGATTATTATAAAACATTTCTGCACCCTGCTGGGTATGCTATCTTTACTCAAACAGCATTCGAACCTGTTGTTAATGCGTTTGCGACTCCATTAACTGAGGTGATTACAGACTCTGATATTGCTGCCTCCTCTGCAACTATCGTCGCTTCGGATGATGAAGCAGTTACGGCAAGTCTTACCTCGATTACTGCTATTGATAGTGATGTTCAGAGAAGATTCGCTGTTAGTCGTGGATTCGATATGTATCAGACTGATGATGAAGATTCTGCTATTCTCAACAACACCTTCTACAATGGTCAGTATGTCTCTATCGCAGACCTTCTCAATCCTGACTCTAGAAGATTCAGTGATAGTGATGATAAGGTCGAGATCAGATTCAACATGTCTGACTCTGGCGATATTACTCTGGATGAAGACAGCGGAACATTCGATACGATTAGTCCTATTCCGGGCATCAGATTCTCCAGTACTACTCAGACTATGGATGCGAGCGCATTCCCATTCTACAATGATTCTGGTTTAGATTCGGCAATTGGTCCATATGTTTAATATAAATAAAATTAAGAGTTTTTATAGGAAATAGAAATGGCAAGCACATTAGATGTATTAGATTCAGATAACGTTCTCAATAGAGGCACAATCGCCAATGATAACACTGGCGATACTCTAAGAACTGCTGGTCTCAAAATTAATAGACAATTTGAGGCTGTTGACAGTGCGATGTATAATACATCATGGGTAGTATGGCCTGAAGGTTCTGGAGAGGATAATTCTACCCTTCGCTACAATGGATCAAAGTTTGTAGGCACAAACAATTTAAAAGTTGACTCTGATGCAAATACTACGATTGCTGGTACATTGGGTGTTACAGGTGCGACTACTCTTAGCACATTAGGCGTTACAGGCGCTACTACTCTTAGCACATTAGGCGTTACAGGTGCGACTACTCTTGCCGATAGTCTAGACGTATCTGGCGATCTTACCATCACAGGTGCAACAGCATTGAATGGTGGTCTGACCATGGACACCGACAAGTTCACTGTTGCAGACACAACTGGTAATACAGCAATCGCTGGTACATTAGATGTTACTGGCGCTACTGGCATCGATGGCAACTTTGATATTAATACCAATAAATTTACAGTAGCAAGTGCAAGTGGTAATACTACTGTTGCTGGTACATTAGATGTTACAGGTGCAACAACTTTTAATGCTGATGTTGATTTACAAGATAACGACAAACTCAAATTAGGTGATGATGACGATCTACAAATCTATCACGATGGATCGAATAGTTATATCGATGATGGGATCGGCGCTGGAGAATTAATCTTTAAGTCTAATCGTTACAGTTTGAGAAATGCTGCAGACACTGAACAAATTATGACTGCAGGAGAAGATAGTTCTGTTGCTCTTTACTATGATAATGTCAAGAGATTAGAAACTACCTCTACTGGTGTTACTGTTAATGGAGATCTTTCAGTGACCTCTGGTAACATTGGTGGATATGAAAGAATTTTGGCAGCATATGCGAATATTCCCACCACGGAAACCATTATTGAATATATTGATAACGAAGGCGACTTTGATTTTCAAAGCACTAGCTCCTGGGACGCTGTTCCAGTGAATACTGGAGGATTATCCTGCACGACCAGTACATCAGTTAGAAATCTTTTTCAAATTGGAACTGCTAATCATGACGATTTGTATATCGTTAAATTAGCGTTTAGACTGTACAATGATGATGCTACTGAGCCAGACGATATCAGAGTTGCTATGAAATTATTTGGTAAATATTTGAGAGCTGATTTGTATTTAGAAGGTGGCAACACCCCCGCTACCACAACTGAAGAATTTGTTGTTTCTGCAGCTTTCACCGGAGCTGAAATTGTAGCAAACGGCGTGGATACTTTGAACCGTGGATTCGGCGAAAACGGTAATAGTCTCGTTGGTAACGACCATAAATGGCTCTTTGAAACATCTGGCGGCGAGGCAAGCAGGAGATATGCATTTGAATTTAGCGTTATTAATTTGATAAGCAACTCGGTCGGAAATGTCCATGCAGGATCAACAACTACTTCTTGGTCTTTGACAGGAGGTAATGCTGCTAACTTTGCTATGGAAGTATATAGAAATGCCAATAATAGAATTTCGCAACTCACTGGTCTTCCCACTACTGGAACTTTCGGGAATGTATAGTAATCATTTAAGATCCTAGAGATAAATAAATATAACTAAACAACTTATGTGTAAGTAGGTAAAATGGCAAAACAAAATTTAGATATCGGCACAAATGCCAATGATGGCACTGGAGACACACTAAGGTCCGGTGGTGATAAGATCAACAGTAACTTTAATGAGTTATATTCGACTCTTGGTGGAATTAGTATTGCCACTGACGGTATTAATGCTTCCTATGCTACTCAAATTATGACCGGAAATGGCACTGTAAATGATTCTGATACTCTAATTTTGTTTAATATTGCTGATCCAGGAACAATTGCTGCAACTCTTGGTGATGGCACATCGACTGGTGAATATAAAATCTTTTTGAATATCAACTCTGGTGTAGCAACAGTCACTCCAACAAATTTTAATAATAGTACAAACTTCGCACTAAGTCAATATGGTTCTACACAAGCAGTGTGGGCGGGTTCAGACTGGTATCTGATCGGGCATAAGGATTCTGCCGATACAGACGTAGTAATTACATAAGAAGAGATAAAAAATGGTAGCAACAATAACTACAGACACTAAACAACTCTTAGTAGAAAAGTTAATCGCCGACTTAGAAGACTCGGACGTAAACTACTACCTTGGTATCGGTAAGTCAGATGTATGGGATGAGAATGATACAGTTCCAACATCTATTACTGATATCAATACTACTCATAGAGATTTTAGAAATAATCTTCAATCTATTCAAAAAATTGCTTCTGTAAGTTATGTTTCTAAGAGATACAATTGGTCCTCTAACACGATCTACCAGCCGTATAGAGATAATCAAACTTCTGCGCAGAACGGACAATACTATGTAATCACACAGTCCAACCGTGTATACATTTGTTTAAGACAGGGTAGAAATGCTCTTGGTGCTGTTCATGCTTCTACAATCGATCCAGATACTACAGGCACAACTACCTCGCCAGTAGAGACCTCTGATGGATATGTTTGGAAGTTCCTGTTCACTCAGTCTGCAATTAGATTGAATGCCTTTGCAACATCGAACTTTATTCCTGTTGAAAAACTTACTATTACCTCTGGACTCAGCAATATTCAGCAGTCTCAGAAAGATGTTCAGGATGCTGCATCTCCCGGACAGATTGTGGGTTATCGTGTAATCAGTAATGGTTCTGGTTATACCTCTGCTCCAACGATTACTGTCTCTGGTAACGGCAGTAACGCCAGAGCAGTCGCTTCGGTTGTAGGTGGAGAGGTTGTAGCAGTAAATGTTGACGACTCTGCTGGAGGATTCCCATTCGGTGCAAACTACGATTATGCCTCTGTAACCTCTAGTGGAGGCGGTGGCACAGGATTAGTAGTAAAACCTATCATTTCTGAAGGTGGTATTGGTGCTGATCCGAGAGATGATCTGAAATCGACATCTATTATGTTTAACTCTAAACTTGTAGGAGCTGCAGGTTCTGGGGACTTCCTGACAGGTACAGGAGCAGACTTCAGGCAAGTAGGTATTATTAGAAATCCTAAAATTCCTACAAGCAGATCCTCTGCTGATTCTGACTTCACTGCAACTACAGGAAACGCACTGAGAATTCTTACGCTTGGTAGTGGCACAGGTCTTACAGGTGTCGCTGTAGACGATACTCTTTCTCAGGTTCAAGGTTCTTTAAAAGCAAAAGCTTATGTTGATAAAGTAACAGGTGATGATGCAGATGCTACAATTCTCTATCACCAAAATGATAATCTTGGATTCTTAGCATTCTTAGATGGTGGTGATCCTATCAGAGACTCTGCAGAACCGAATGATGTATTCGGCACATTTGTCTCTGACTCTGATGGCGAAGTTGATCCTTACTCTGGAGAATTGTTATATGTAGAGAGCAGAGCAGCTGTTGAAAGAACTACAGCAGGTACAGAAGACATTAAAATTACCATTCAGTTTTAATAAAGGTTAGATAGAAATGCCAGTATCAAAAAATGAAAATACTTTTTCGTCCACTTATAAGGACGATTTTAGTGAGGGCGATAACTACCAGCGAATTCTATTTAACTCTGGTAGAGCGCTGCAGGCGAGAGAACTAACTCAGCTGCAGACCATCATTCAGAAGCAAATGGAACGCTTCGGTAGAAATATTTTCAAAGAAGGTTCTGTTGTAATTCCCGGTGGTTTGTTAGTAGATGATCAGATTCAATATGTAAGACTTCAGGGCACTCCAACACTTTATGCTGGTGATATTCTTACTGAATCTGGCACAGGAATTAAAGCGAGAGTAATTGACTTTATTGCTGCTGTGGATTCTGATCCTGCAACTGTTTATGTTGACTATATTGATAGAGGTACAACTGGTGGTGGTGCAACATCAATCGCTTTCTCTAGTACAGGTGTATTATCAAATGGTAACGAAAGTGGTTCTGGCGGCACAGGAACAGTAACTGTTAATGATGCTGGTACTGACCCCCTTCCTGTGACGGGTAAAGGGTTTAAGATTGCTGTTAATGATGGTGCATACTTTATTCGTGGCATGTTTGTGCAAACTCAAGCACAAAGCAAGATCATTTCAAAATATTCAAATACTCCTACCACGAACATCGGATTTCTTATAACAGAAGATATTGTCACTGTAGATGATACTAATGCTTTGTATGATAATCAGAACGATCTTCCGAATGAAACTGCACCGGGTGCTGACAGATACAGAATCCGTCTTACCTTAGCAGCTCAAAGCGAAGATATTATTGACTCTGACACAAACTTCATTATTACAAATAGATTACTTAATGGTGTATTACAGCAAGAGATTGACGAGAATACCTATAATATCATTGGTGATGAACTCGCAACTCGTACTTTTGAAGAATCTGGAAACTATGCTGTAAAGAGTTTTACACCTAAGTTTAAACCAAAAGATGCAGATGAGTTTACACTAGATGTTTCCTCTGGCATTGCATATGTAAATGGTTATAGAGTCTCTAAACCAGAGAATACTCTGATCGATGTAAACAGATCACAGACTACTACTGGCGCATTGAGCGACGAGAATATTGCTGCCAACTTTGGACACTTTATTAATGTAAATAACATTAAAGGTGTTCCTAATCTCAGTACTTATGAGACATGGAACTTATATGATGATTCTGGTCTGACTATTGGTGGTTCTGGTAGCATTTTAGGTACTGCTAGAATTAGACAGGTTGTTGAAGATGGCGCCAACTATAGATACCATTTATTCGACGTTAACATGACCGATGATAATAACTTTAGAGACGTAAAGAGTATTGGTCAAGATTCTGCGAATAGAGCAAACCTGATTCTTGAGAATAACAATGCAGTAATCAAAGAAGCAAATAACAATAATGTATTCTTTGCATTACCAAGAGTTAGACCGAATCAGAGTAATGGTGTAGATGTTAGTGGACTTACTGTTCAGAAAAGATTTAGTCTAACTTCTACTGCTGGTGGTGAAATTGTACTTAACAGAGGTGATGAATTAGGAAACACAGAAGATGGTGCTAATGCAGTTTCTTGGATTATTGCCACTGACAGTGCATCAAACCCTACTGGTACAATTCTAAATAAAACTCCTACAATTGATACAACTGCTAATACAGTAACCTATACTGGTCTCGCTCCATCAACACAGCATGAAATCTTAGGATATATTGCCAGAGGTTCAGCTGCTGGGCATAAAACAAAAACCTTACAAACTGACGGCGACGAAACTTTCCTTGCTGCAGCGATTGAAAGTGATGGTGATGGTCTTAGATTCTTTACTTTGTCAGAGTATGATATTTACAGTTTCGATTCTGTCGTTGATGCTTCGAACGTGAGTATCTTTAATAGATACATCACCGATAATGGTCAAAGAGATAACTTCTATGATAGAGGCAGATTGATTCTTAAAAGTGGACAATCAGTCCCAGCTTCGACTAGAGTATACTACAAATACTTTGAACATGGCGCTACAGGAGATTTCTTCTCTGTAAACTCCTATGCTGGTAATAGCATCAACTATGAAGATTACCCAAAGCATAGAATGCGTAATGGCGCAGAAGTTGAACTGAGAAATGTTCTTGACTTCAGAAGCAAGAAAGATGCTAGTGGTGACTTTACTGGTTCTGGAGCTTACGTACATGCCCTTCCGTCTAACACTGACATTATTACAGCAGATGTTGATTACTATCAGTCGAGAAAAGATGTTCTGGTTGTAAATTCAGAAGGTGATCTGGTCTACATTGAAGGTAATCCTGGAACAAATCCAGTAAGACCTGAAGTTCCCAGCAACGCAATGACAATTGCAAACTTTAGTTTAAATCCTTACACTGATGACGTATCTGATCTGACTACAACTCTTAGTAATAATCGCAGATATACTATGAGAGATATCGGTGGCATTGTTGAGCGGATTGATGATTTAGAAGAAGCAGTTACTCTTAATCTCTTAGAACTTGAAACATCTACACTCGAAGTGCTGGATGCAAATGGTAATAGTAGATTTAAGAACGGTTTCTTTGCAGATAACTTTAAAGACCTAGTATTCTCTGATATTTTTGCTGATCAATATTCTGCTGGATTTGATATTGATGAAAATACTATCACGCCATTAGGTATTCAAAATAATGTGCGTATGAGATATAATAAAGATCATGCTAGTAGCACTAATACTATTCAGAAAGGCGATCTTGTTTTCCTTAACTATACAGAAGTTAATGAAATTAATCAAGATTTGGCGACTGAAACTGAAAATGTGAACCCATTTGATGTTATTCTTTACAATGGAACATTGGTAGTTTCTCCAGAAACAGATCAATGGAGAGAATTTAGAGTTGTCGAAACTGTTACATCTACAAGAGAAGCTGCTCGCAGTGAAGCGAGAAGAAGAGAAATTATCAACCGAATCGTGCGTCCTAGTGAATTTGTTACTGCTGCAGATTTAGGTGTTGATGAATTTACTATCGGTGTCGGCGACCTTCTTGGTGGAGTTGTTCAAAGAAATCGAAGAAGAAGAGGTTCTGACGAATTATTACTCGGGGGCGAGCAGGGCTTTGTCAGGCAAGAAACAATCGCAAGGTTCCCAAGTAGTGTAAGAATTAGAAGAACAGTTAGAACTATTTTTGCCTCGATTGTTGCTGATCTGACACTCCTTCCATTTGTCCGTTCTAGAAAGGTATTCTTTAGAGCAGAAGGACTTGCTCCAAAAAGAGAACACTTCTTATACTTTGATAGAACACCAATCAAAGATTACGCCAGAGAAGAAACTTTCCGTAGGTTTACTGATAGTGCTGATCTGGACGATTATACAGATGGTGATTACTCTGGCGCAACTTCGCATCCACAATCTTCATCTACACTTGTCAGTAATGAATTTGGTGAAATTGAAGGTTCGTTCTTTATTCCGAACAATGACACATTACAGTTTGATGCTGGCGAGAGAAGAGTTGTAATTCATGATCTCGACCAGACAGCAGCAAACTATAGTGAAACCGCACCACTTTCAATTGCTGCGACAGTTTATTCTGCACAAGGTATTAGAGCAGATGTAATTAATCTTCAAGAAACTACGACTACCATCATTAGTCGGACAACGAGAAAAGAACCGATTGCACAGTCTTTCCAGATTCAGAATTCTAATGGTGGATTTATTACGAGCGTTGAAGTTTTCTTTGCAACTACTCCTAATTCGATAAATGCTAACGGAGATAATGATACAAACGATAATACTCCTATTACATTGCAAATTAGACCAGTTCAAAGCGGTGTTCCTTCACAGGATACTATAGTTCCGGGTGCAGAAAAGGTTCTGCAACCTTCTGAATGTTCTGTTACTCCTCAAACAACTACTGTAACAATTGCAGATATTCGTAATAATCCTACAAAGTTTGAGTTTGATGCTCCTGTTTATTTACAGGGTAACACTGAATATGCGATTGTACTGATTGCCAATACACAAAACTATAACGTTTATGTTTCCAAGATCCAAGATTTTGTTATTGGTAGCACAGACAGAAGAGTTACAAAACAACCTTCTCTTGGTTCGTTCTTTATGTCTCAGAATGCTATTACATGGACACCAGATCAATTAAGAGATATGATGTTCAAAGTGAATAGAGCAGATTTCAGTACTTCTGGTACTGCTGTATTTGAGAATAGAGCAGTTCCATCTGTTACTCCAAGATTTGATCCGATCTCTACAATTAGTGGAGATAGTGATGTAACAATTCTGTTAGAAAACTCTGGGTTTGTGAAGAATGACAAAGTCTTTATTTCTGGACTGGACTCTTCTACTAGATATGGCGGTATCTTAGGTAGCACGCTTATCGGGGAGCAGACGGTCAAGAAAGTAGACGGTAAGTCATTCCAGATTACTGTAGATTCTGCAGCAACTGAAACTGCTTTGTCAGGAGGAACATCCTTACAAACTGAAAGAAATGTATTGATGGACGAATTCCTTGCAAACATTAATACATTCTTCCCTGCAGATGCTACTACTATGAGCACTGGGGCAGAGTTTACAGGTGGTGTATCGCTGGTAACTGCAAACAATGTTACTAATAATGCATATACTGAGTTGAGTTCAGTCAATATTGTTCCATATCGTTTGACTAGATTTGAGTCTCCAAGAGTTATTGCATCTGCTAGAATTGAAGAAGATGAGTTTACCGGACCTTCTGCGGGAAGAAAGTCTGTGACATTTACTTCTAGTCTCGCAACGACTGATGCATATATCTCTCCTGTTGTTGATCTGCAGACACTTTCTATTTCTAGTGTTAGTAACTTCATTGACAATCAGACTGCTGATTCAGCAACTGCTGCAGAACCGAATACCACATTTAACAATCCAATTGATTTTGTGGCGGATAGTGCAGCAAACTCTGGTTCTTCTCTGTCTAAGCATATTACTATTCCGATCAACCTTGAAGAACCTGCTGTTGGTCTGAAAGTTCTGCTTGGAGCGAATAGACCTAGTGGTTCGTTCATTGATCTTTACTATAGAACATTGCCTGCAGGTTCTGATACTGATATTGAAACTGTTAAGTTTATTCTGGCGACAGAAGATACCAGTATTCAGACTGATGACAATAGAAATATTTTCAGACAGTATGAATATACGATTGGTGGACAGGCAGGAACATTAACACCGTTCTCTACCTTCCAACTGAAGATTGTATTTAGATCTCAGAACTCTTCTAGAGTACCTAGAATCAAGGACTTGAGAGCAATCGCACTGGGAACATAATGAATGTCTGATGATTATGTAAAAGTTAAGGGCAGTCCCAATCTCGTAAAAAATGCAGCTGGGGTTGTCCTTAACATTGATAAGAATGGATTAGAGGCTGCTAAAAGAAGAAAACTTTTAGCGCAAGAGCAACAAAAAGAAAAAGAACTTATGCGTGAACTTAAATCTGAAAACGAAGAATTAAGGAACGATATAAAAGAGATGAAAGATTTACTTAACAGTTTAATTAAATCTAAATGATTATAAATAAACTAGATAATACTTTTTTCAGAGGAAAGCATGGCGCAGCAAAGAGATTTTGTAATTGATCAAGGATCGGACATTACTTTTGAACTTCATCTCAAAGAAGAAGATGGAGGCGCAAAGGATCTGTCTGGTCATAGTTTAAGAGGTAAAATTAAAAAAACATATGACACTACAGACAGTGATCAAATTTTTGATTTCACCTCAACTTCGGTCAAATTTCCTGCTACAGATGGTGTTGCTTTAATTACAATTTCTAGTGCTACTTCAGATACAATGAAAGCGGGAAGATACGTCTATGATATTGAACTGGTTTCTGGGGGAGACTCTGATATTGTAGAAAGAATATTAGAAGGTAAGTTAAATGTCACACCTTCTGTGACAAGATGAGTTAGATCATGGCTACTTATGTAAGTGAATTAAGACGGGATAAAGATACACATAAGGTTAAGATTGAATATCGTAATGGTACGATAGTTGAAAAAGTTGTCGTTAAGAAACCAATCGCTCTTACTGATGTAAGAGGTGGACTTCTTAGAGACTTAAATGATGTTACTGACAGTGATGGTAATATCTTAATTGGTGACACAACCAATCTAAAAGATGGAGCATTATTAGTTTTTAATAAAACTACAAACCAATTTGAAGGCACTACAACATTAGGAAGAAGTGACAGGCCGAATCAAGTACAAACAATAAACGGGGGCGAATACTAAATGGCCGTCATTCTTATAAAACGTGCGGATAGCGACGGTAAACCAGCTGATGGTAATCTTGCCCGTGGCGAACTCGCCTATGCATTTGGCACTGGTACTGATACTAATGAAGGCCAGCGATTATTCGTAGGTGTTCCTAACGGTGGCACGAGCAGAACTGCAATCATCGGTGGTGAATACTTTGCTAATTTCTTAGACCATGCTCCTGGCACTCTTACAGCGTCTTCTGCTATCATTACAGATGCCAGTAGTAAAATTGACCAATTAAAAGTTGATCTATTAACCTTAGACAGTGATACTATTTCTACCGAGAGCGGTAATTTAGTACTCTCTTCTAATACTGGTATTGTTGAACTTGGTAATTTAGAGTTTGAGAATAATGAAATTAGAACAAATTCTAATAGTCAAACTTTAATTCTCAATCCATATCCAACTACTGACTCTGGCACAGTAATTATTAAAGGTGACTTGAGAGTTGACGGTACAACAACTACTGTAAATTCTACTGAAGTTACTATCAATGATCTAGCTATTATTGTAGGTGATAGTGGTGGTACAGCTCCATTAGAGTTTGATGGTGCCGGTATCATTGTCTTTTCTGCTGAATCCAATTCAGTATTCGGAACAACCTCACCTAGCATTACTTACAACGGCACGACAGACCGTTGGGACTTCAGTAGAGCAATTGATGTAGACTCTGCCTATATTGATAATATAGTTTCTACACAAGTAAGCATTACTAATCTAACTGTTACTGATTCTGCTACCATTGCCGATGCAACAGTAACTGGCACCGCTACAATCAATAATGCTGATATTACTACGCTAGACGTAAGCGACTCAGCAACAATTGTAGATGCTAATATTACTGGCACCGCTACGATTAATCAGGCGACAGTAACTACCCTTGACGTTACTGACTCAGCAACTATCGTTGATGCTAATATCACTGGCACTGCAACTATTGCTGTTCTAGATGTTACAGATTCTGCTACTATTAACCAAGTCACAGTAACTACTCTTGACGTTACCGATTCAGCAACGATTGTAGATTTAACAGTTTCTAATCAAACCAATCTTACTAATGCAAGCATCACAGACTTAACTGTTACTGATTCGGCGACAATTAATTTTGCAAGTATCAGTAACATGACGTTTACTGATTCTGCTCTATCGCAGTTCTTAGATAGCGACGACTTTGTCTTTAGTGGTGGGCAGGCAAGTCTTAAAGCAGAAGCGGTTGAAGACATTGTCGGTGCGATGGTCTCTGGAAATACAGAGACAAATATTTCTGTAACATATCAAGACGCAGATGGAACGATTGACTTTGAAGTTCCTACAGCATCTACTGCGCAGGTCGGTGTTGCGCAGTTTGACAGCAATGAATTTGATGTTGTTGCAGGATTTGTTACAATAGATACGATAGATGGCGGCTCTTACTGATATAAATAATTGAAAGTGGCGGATCTCATATAGTTATCGCCACTATAAAATACAAATTTATAGACTTCTATAAGTCGATGCAATATTGGAGACGTAATGTCAACTATCAAGTTACGCCGTAGCGCCGTATCTGGCAATAAGCCAACTCCAGCGCAGTTAGATTTAGGCGAAGTAGCCATCAACACTCATGATGGCAAGATGTTCTTTAAAAGAGACAAAGACGGTGACCTTTCCATCGTTGAACTTGGCGGTGCACAAGTTGCCGAGAATGTTTTTTATGTCTCTAAGAGCGGTGATGATAGTAATGAAGGCACTACGCTCGATAGAGCATACCTCACACTCGATAAAGCATTAGAAGAAGCAGCAAAAAGAAGAGGTGCTGCTGGTCTCGACTCAGATGGAGCTGAAGGTTCTGTCTTAGAAACCAAGACAAGAAGAGACTTAGGTCTTTATATCGATGCATCTAAGTATGATGTTGCATTAGGCACAAACTTCAATCAGGTATTCCAAGGACGTGCAGGATCGTATACTCAAGGCATTACTGAAGTATTATTCAGTATAGACGCAACAAAAGACCTTGTCAACGATCTTGCTGCCATTAACGGCGATGCAACCTCCCTTTCCAGATCAGATGCATACTGGAGCGAACTTAAAGATATTATTGAAAACGGTAAGAACAATGCTGATAGTGACAACGATGGTTCGTTAGAAGTAGGATCTTTCCCTACTCCTGTTAATGCATCTACATACTATGACTCTTCTCAGACAGAAGATGATGCTTCTAGATCAAAAGTTAAACTTATTAACAACAAAGTGTTTATCTCAGAAGAAGTTAATGAGTGGGTAAAGACAAACTATAGTATTTCTTATGACAGCGCCAAGTGTAAGAGAGATATTAGATTTGCTGTAGAGGCATTGACTTACGATGCAACCTATCTCGGTAATGCTGGTGCCTATGATAATGCCAATTTCTTCTTCTTTAATGGTGATGGCGGTCCGCAGATTCCAGAATACCAAAAGACAGAAACTGCTGCGGCTTATGATAGATTAGCAGAAGTTGTTGAAGGCGTATTGAAAGACAGCGCTGTGACCCTTTCCGGTCCAGGTGGAAGTTATACTGCCACACAGGATACCACTGGATTATCTCCAAGACAATTAAAAATTAATGAATTGTCAAACTCTGCTACAATGATTGGTAATGTAATTAGAAACGGAACTTCCTCTCTTCCTGCTTCTAGAATCACTCCTGACTTAGACACCAGAGTAACATTTGACAGCAATGGTCTTGATGCTGGTGCACTGATGACTTCATTTGATGTGATTGCGAATAATAAGACAACTATCATTGATGAGGTGGTTGATCTGGTTGATAGCGAATATCCATTACTGTTTGGTATCGGTGACAGATATGTAGATGTACTGGATGCTCCAGAGATTGCATCTACAATCTACCTCAAGACAGGCGACTACACAATCAATAATCCAGTAGAGATTCCAAAGAACGTATCTATCATCGGCGATAACTTGAAGAATACAAGCATTCGTCCTAAGAATCCTACCTCTGATATGTTCTATGTCAATAATAACTGCTACATGTCAGATATAACTTTCCGTGATCATTTACAGCCTGCTGCCGTTATTGCATGGGATCCTTCTGGTGACTCTGCATCTAATATCATTGTAAACTCTCCTTATATTAGAAACTGTACATCTATCACTGGTCCAAATTTATCCAGAAACGACGATGGCACCTACAAGTACCCTGATGCAAATGATTCGACTAAACCTGCTCAGGGCGGAGACGGTATTCGTAACGATGGATCTAAAGTCGGTGGTATTCGTTCTATTGTAGTTGACTCGTTTACTCAAATCAACCAAGGTGGTAAGGGTATCTATCTGCTGAACAGAGGTTACTGTCAGTTAGTATCGGTATTTACAGTTTACTGTGATGTCGGATTCTTGGCAGAAAACGGTGGATTCGCCTCGATCACTAACTCCAACAGTTCGTTCGGTAACATCGGTTTGAAAGCGACTGGTGTATCCGAAAAACTTTATGAAGCGAAGGTAAATGGCGATCAAGACAGGATTGATAACCTTATTACTCTTAAGAACCTGACTAAGAGACCAAACATCTCTGATGCAGTTAAGTTTGCGTCTGATCCACTTTACTATACTGTAGACTCTGCTTCTTGGGATTCTGATGCTCGAACAGGAACAATTAAGATCCTAGAAGATCCTGATGTAAATCTGCCGGACGATGACTCTGCCACATTCCATCAGAGAAGCGCTCTGTCTTCTTCTGGTCATACCTTTGAATGGATCGGTTCGGGCACAGACGTTCGTACAGCATTCCCGTTTAGAGGAGGAATTCCAAAGCAGGCAGATGAAGTTGTACAGGACTCTGATAGAGCAGGTCTCTGCTTCGTTACCAGTACTGACCAGAAAGGTGACTTCAGAGTCGGTGAAGACTTCCTTATTCAAAGATCAACAGGCACTATTGAGGGGCAGGCATTTGACCGCAGTCTCTTTGCCCGTGTAACTCCATTCTCTCTCGCACTTGAGGACTAAACATGGCTGACCTAAACGTATTTAAAACAATAACAAAGTCAATTGATACTAGTAATCAGACAATCTATACTGCACCTTCAAACTATACTGGGATCGTGCTGTCTACTCAGATTGCCAATGCATCTGACTCAGATGCTACTCTGACATTTACATATCAAGACTCTGCCAGCGCAACTGCTGTAGAACTTCTTTCGCAGTTTGATATTCCATCTCGAGACACAGCAAACGGTTCTGTAGGTAAACTGGTGATTACCGCAAACGGTATTCTCAAGATGACTTCTAATAAAGATGATAAGTTAAAACTGGTAATGGGTGTACTGGAATCGCTCAATGGCTAAAACAGAATCAAGACTCCTTAGCGGTCGTATTAAGACTAAAACTGGCAATAATCTAGACTCTAGAAGAAGTGCGTTCCTGAGTCTGGATAATGCTGAACCGAACTTTGGTAATCCGGATTCCGACCGTTATATTCTTGCTTCTCTTGCCGACGGTACACGTTTATTCTTAAAGCTCAATAAAGGGTTTCTTGTCAGTGCAGACAGTGTAAGCGCAGACGAGTCTACCTTTGAGATTGATCCTTCTGGATTGGCAAATGCTGCAGGCACTACCCTTGCAGAAGTACTGGATAATCTTGACTCTGCTATTACTGAAGCATTCACTAGTGGTTCCTTTACTGATGATAATTTTAACGGTTCTGGTACTGTTTCCGACCCATTAACATTAGACTCTGACCTTCGCATCTTTGGCATTACAGGTGACTCTGCAACATTTACAAATATTACCTCATCTGGAACAGTCGACTTTAGTGGCGCTACAGTTACAGATGGTGGTACAGTAACAACCGTAGATATTGACGGCGGAACGATTGACGGAGCCACTATCGCTACTTCTGATATCACAGTAGGTTCTGGTAAAACTTTAGATGTATCTGCTGGAACATTAACTCTTGCCAATGACCAAATCTCTGGTGATAAGGTAGAAGGCGGAACAATTGACACTGTTACTGTCAATAACCTTACTTCTGGAAATGTTAATGTTGACGGTGGATTTATTGACGGAACTGCCATCGGACACATTACACCAGATTCAGGTACGTTTACTAATCTTGCTAGAACTTCTCCAGCTGGAGTAACAGCTGCAACTTATGGTTCTGTTACAGAGATTCCCGTCTTTACAGTTGATGCATCTGGATTTATTGATAGCATCGGTGAAG